AGGATAGGCCGGTGCTGTTGGTCTGCGTGTCGCTCGTTTCATCTAATACTACCCATTCGTTGCCGAGCGGGTCGGTCCAGTTGTTGCCGGAGGCGTCCTTCCAGTACACATAGCCTTTTTCGCTGCTCTTGACCACTTCCAAGGTCATATACTGCCGCTTGTCGGTCGGCTGGATGCTCAGGATGTCGTATTCTTCTTGCCGGTAGAATAGGCGCATCTTCTCGGTCACGTCGTCATAAAGGCGGGTGGTTACGAATGCTTGGCGCATGGGCGTCAGGCGGTTGGCAACTTCTTCCTCGTTGCTCTGCACGCGATACTCTACGCTGGCCCACACCTCATTCGATGCTACCCACGTACGCGTCTCATCGCCGTAGTCGCCTCTGCCGGTTAGCGGCTGTAAAAACTGCACCCGCTCCCGCATCTTGCCTATCCGCTCTGTCTTCGTGTACGCCATCAGTCGAATCGGTATATCCTGTGTTTATCCAGCAGCCATTCAGCTGCCGTCGGCATCCGCCGCACGCTATCTTCTCTGTTATCGTACCACTGCCCGATCATCAGGCGCATGGCAGTCGTTATCGTATCGGGCACATCACCGGAGGCCGCATAGCCGACTACATAGCGGATTGTCACTGCCGCCTGGCGGTCCTGGACCACCGGATAGGTGCCGTCGGCCACCGGCGTGATGCTGGCAACCGTACCGTAGTCATTTACAAGGTAATTACCGGAGGCCCAGGTCTGCTGCGTGCCGCTGACGTCGTAATACTTTAAGCTCGTCACGCTCTGGACCGGGCCGAGCCGAAGGCGGATCTCGCCGTATGGATTGTAAAGGTGGTTGGCGACCGGGAAGTCATCATGCACCTCCTCCACCGTCTGGCTCATAAGGCGAATACCCAAATATTCCTCGCAGGCCTGGCGGGCAGCAGTGATGAGCGTACCAATCAAGGCGTCATCTGCGCTGCTGTCCACCTTCAGCCAGTTCTTAGCCTGCTCCGTACTCAAGGGCTCCGCTTCGGGTCCGGTAATTACTTTGTAATTCACTTATTCCGGGTTGTTTTAGCCTTGTTGGTAGCGGTGCGGCGCTTGGCGCTCGGCTTCTCGGCGATGATCACAACGATGCCGTGTTGCGCGTAGTGAGCCGCGACCTCCTGATTGAGGTCACGGATCTCACCTTTACGCGCTGATAAAACTCCCACACAAGATTTTATAAATCGTACTTTCATCGTTATGCGTGATGCAGTTCCTTGATGGCTGCCGTGTCGATCAGCTTACCGTCATACCGGGCGTACATGATAAAGCCTACAGTCAGCTCATCCATGTAGCGCTCATCCAGTCGGATTATGCTCGGCGTAGCCACCTGGCGAATGATGTACTTACTCCAGTCACCATAGGCGACAGAGACATTGCCGGTGCCGATGCTTGCCATGTCCTGATTGATGACATACGGGAAGCCTTCCAGGCGATCAGGCTCACCCTCCCGGATAGATACCTGCCACAAGGGCCGATCGTCGGCAGAACCGAAGGCCAGCTTCTTGATATTGGCCAGGGTGCTGTCGTTCATCATAAAGGCTACGCTCGGTCCACGGCGATACGCCGGATCAACGCTGTGGATCAGGTCGACCAGGTTGTCGCGTGTCAGGGAGCCGGAGGCGGCTACCACACCGGAGGCGGCATCGGTCACAAAGCCCGTGGGCTTGTTAGAGCCGTTGCCCGTGGTGAACGCTTCGTTGAGGGTGCGGCCCAGGCGGTTACCGAACAGGCCAACCAGCTCGCTCTGCACAAAGCTTACATCCTCATCCTGCAAGAACTCGATGGACAGTTTGACCAGCGTACCCACCGTGTAGGCGTTGAACTGCTTACGGCTGAAGGTCATATCGTTAATCGTGATGGCATTGCCTTCCGTCAGCCACTCGCCGGAGGCGGAGGTGTCGTCAAGGGTCGGCCAGTTCATCACACCACCGCGCACGCTGTTCCAAATCCGACTGGCTTGCAGCATCCCGCCAAAGGCCTTCATGGACATATACAGCTCGCCGGAGAACTCTTCCGGGATGTTGTACCCACCGTAGGTCGTTCCCGCCGTGGTGGTGGTGATGATGTTGTCACCCCGCGTCTCGAAATGGCGAAGCAGGTCGCGCTGCTCACGGGTCAGCTCCTGACCGCCGTGCTTGATGTAGCGCCAGAAGGTATCCGTGTAGCTCGGCTTGTTGGGCTGCTGGGTGGCATTGACTGCCTGGTTAGCTAGCTCCCGCACATTAATGTCGGGAGCGTCCAGGGTCACCAGGGTGTCCAGCTTGCTCTTGCGATCGATCTCGCGGCTGTAATTGTCGAACTCGGCGCTGGCCTTGTCGAATTGTTCCTGCTCATCAGCAGACAGGATGCGGTTCTCTGCCGTCGCCCGCTTGTCCAGGTCGATCATTACGTTGTGGCACCTTTTCCGTGCCTCATAAAGATTCTGAAGTGTCATCGTTAGATGATTTTTGAGTTAATAATGATTTTGCGCTCTCGCTGCGCTTGCTGCACGGTTAGCGCCTCGTCTGTTTCTTTTTTCTGTTCCAGCGTCCGTAGTGCCACAGTCGCATCCGGGTAGGCCGGATAGGTGACCACGCTCACATCGAAGAGCCGGTCGATCTTGGTGATGGTCCTCCGGGCGGGCTTCTTATCATAGTTCCACTCATCACCGTCCTTGCGGATCGTAAAGCCGAAGCTCGATTGATTCACATCGCCCCGATCCATCAGCTCGGCCAGGTCGCGGGCATAGGAAGTTTTCGGCAGGTCGAACTCGTAGAACAGGCCGCGATCATCCACGCCCAGGCGCAAAGTACCGGAGCTTGATCGGGCCAGCACCTTGTTGTCGTCGTGGTTGAACAGGGCTCGCACGTCGCTCATATCTGCCTCGTCGAAAGCTCCCGGCGCGATGCGCTCAATAAAGCCGCCCAGGTTCTCACTGTCGCTGTTGAATACGCTGGCGTAGCCGCGCACCTTGCGCGTGCCATCCTCAGCGGCCCGGATCTCAATCGGTTGGGTCAGTACCCGCTTCTCCTTCTTCATTGGTTATGTCGTTATCAGCCCCCAGCTCCACCATGTTGAGCGGCACAAAGTGCTTGTCGCCGTCCTCCACAGGGTTGAGGCCCAAAGTTTTGCGTATATCGTTGATTGAATAGGTGCCCGTGCTGAATAGCTTGCTCAGGTATTCGGCCTGGCTTTCGAGGTCAGCTTGGAGTAGGTCGTTCAGGCTGAACTTGATGCAATAACCCTGCATCTTTTCCTCCTTGCCGAATAGCTTATTGGATAGCTCCGCCTCGATGCGCTTGGTCCAGGGCATCACGGTATATTGCACGAACATCTTGCTCAGGTGTTCGATGTTGTTGAATGTGGCGCGATCTAAATCTTCCAGCAGGAACTGAGGTACTCCGAATATTCGCGCCACATCGGCAATGGTGATCTTATAGGTGTCTCCGTATGCCGCCTCAGCCGGGTTCAGCCCTGCCGGTATAAACTCCATCCCTTCTTCGAGCAGCGGCGTACCACCAGCGTTCGCGCTGCCTACGCCATCGTACTGGCGCGACCAGGATGCCTTCAGGTTGCGCCGGCCTTCATCGCTCAGCTTGCCGGGATGGCGCAGGTAGCCATTGAGGGAAGCGCCGGAGCGGTAGAAGTTGGAGGCATACTGCCTGGAGCCGAGCGCCAGGCCAAAGTTGTCGGCATGAAAGGAAAGCACATCCAGCCCGGCCAGGCCGTTGCGGCTCAATCCCTTTAGGTGAATGATGTCGGAGGCGCGGAAGGTCTCGTCGATGTCGCGGATGCGGTAGAACAGGTTGGATTGCTTGTCGAGGAAGGCTTCCACCCGGCTGGGATGGTCGATAATGGTCAGGTTCTTTATCTCCCTGCGCACCCGCCCGCGCCCGATCACGGCGTAGCTGTTGCCGTAGAGCAGGCACTGCATGACCATCGTCTCGCGCCAGGTGAAGCTGTTATACAGGTCGTGCGGCGCGTAGGCGATCAGTTGATCGATAGGGTGATCGTATGCCTGTTGGCGGTTGCCGGTAGAGCGGTCGATGCGGTAGGCGTTGACCGGGATGGAGGCGATCGTCTCGCTGACAATTTTTACCGCCCGCCATACGCTGGACAGGCTGAGGGTGTTGTTATCGGATATGACAGCACCGGCGGCGGAGCGGGAAGAAAAAAAGCTACTGAACGTCTTGTCATTCAGCGGCGTATTCGTCTGATTGAGACTCTGCCGTCGGAATATGTTGCGGATGCGATCGAACATGACCACAATATGCAACTAGTTACACCCTGGCTGCAAGTAAAATCTTTTACATTCGGGCAATAAAAAAGCCCCCGGTGGTGGCCGGAGGCTAGGTTTTTGCACAACTTACCGAGAATGATGAAATAAAAAATTATCGGGTTAAAGTTACAATCAAGTTAGATTTTATCAAAGATATTGGGGAAGCCTTTTTTAGGGTCAATGCGGAGCATCTTCATTGATTTTCCTTTCACATAGGCTTCCCAGGCCGTGAGGATATATATTCGCCTTACCTTCGGATCGAGTCGCATATTTTTCAACATCATTGAATTAACAAGGCGGGATCGCAGGTGAAACACAGGGCAGTTTCCGTCTAATCCGGTTCCTCTGGCCAATTTAGTGATGAAAGAATCAGCCTTAGACTTATTGATGGAGTATAACACATAGTAGAATGCCGTAAACTCGGAAGCCGACAAAATTCCACGTGGCTGCGATGCCATGTAATGCGCCCTGCCAGTCACTGCGAAATCAACAATTTCTGTATGCGCCTCGTACCACTCAAAGTATTTGTCGTTAGACAGGCGCAC